TCTGCAAGTTTGGTCATTGCACCGTTTATCAGATACAGGTTTCCCCCTTCCTCATCCGGGATCGGGTTCATGTTTTCCATCTCACGGATATCATTGGCAGAAAACCATCCGTTCTGCCTTCCAACTGCATAGCCGTTCATCCTTGACTGGTAATCCCCACGGAGCAGACCATCCACATTCAGCTTGATAAAATACTTTCCTTTCTCTCCCGGCAGAAGAAGCGATCTCTGTAAGGACTGCTCCCATCTGATCACCCACGGATCAAGTGTGTATTTTACGAACTCCAAGGACTGCTGCTCGATATTGGAAAAGCTCGACTTATCAAGATCACCGACCATATGTGGCGGTATCCTGTACAGTCTTGCAATCTCATTGATCTGGAATTTCCTTGTTTCAAGGAACTGTGCTTCTTCCGGCGGGATGCCTATCTGCTGGTACTTCATGCCTTCCTCAAGCACTGCGATCTTGTGTGCGTTACTCACGCCCCTGTACACGGAGTTCCAGGACTCCCTGACCTTTGACGGGTCTTTCAGGACACCAGGATGCTCCAGGACACCGCCCGGATTCGCCCCGTTTGCAAAGAAACTCGCCCCGTATTCCTCACAGGCAAGCGTCATGCCGACAGCGTTCTTTGCCATCGCAATCGGGGAATATCCGATCAGTCCGTCAAACCCAAGTCCGGGGATATGAAGCACATCCTCGGCTTTCAGTTTGATATTTCCATATTCCTTGAACGTAGGGTTCTCATCACTGTTTCTGGAATACACATAATAGATGTTTCCTTTGTCATCCCTCTGCACCTCCATCTTGTCCGGAAGGAGCGGATACAGTCCAAGCACCCTTCCAGCCCCGTCCCTTATGATCTGGGCATAAGCATTTCCCCATATTAAAAGATGACTCATCAGTGTTTCCCTGAACACAAATGAAGTCATCTCTGGGTTCGGCTCATCATGGAGCAGATAATATAGCGGATGGTCATGCACCAGCTTCTTGCCTCCGTCATCCCGGTACTCATATACATGAAGAGGTAAGGATGCGACTGCCTCCGCAAGGATTCTGACACAGGCATATACTGCCGTGGTCTGCATTGCCGTTCTTTCATTGACAGGCTTTCCGCTCGTTGTCCTTCCAAACAGAAACGAATATCCTGCATCTGCTGCCTTATCCACAGGCTTATCCCTTGCCTGTCCGAATCCGAATAAACTCTTAATTCCCATGTGACACCTCCTAAAAAATGGGTACAAAAAAAGCACCTCCGAAGAAGTGCCATTCCTGATCATCTCTGATAATTGTTCAGTCGTGGGA